GACCACGATGCTATCTTAACTACACCTGATTGGTACAAACAATTAAAAAAATGTATTGAGAATTATCCCGAAGGTAAATTATTTTCAGCTAGAGTTAATAGAGTTAATACAATCGAACAACTTGCTGTTGGAGTAGACATACATAATCACGATTATAAATATCACAGAAGAATAGGAAAACATTTATCTGACAAATATTGGGGTAAGTGTACAGATCACTCAGGTCTTAATGAGGCGGGTCATTTTTCAGGACATTTCTTTTGCGTTAATGTAAAAGCTATAAAAGATTGTGGTGGATTTCCTGTAACAGGACACGAATTAATGTGTGATAACTACATACATATTAAAATACTAGAATCAGGACATAAAGCTTTCATTTGTGATGGAATTTATGTATATCATTGGTATAGGTACGACGAACCTGTAGATTATTCGAGACCTGTATTAAAACAATTAGAAAAAAATTATTTGGAGAAGATAAAATATGAAAAATAAAGTTTACTACGCAAAAGCAGTATATGGCAAAGAAGAAATTAAAGCAGTTAATGAAGTTTTAAAAAATAATTTAGCTTTAATGGATGGGCCTAAAGTAAAAGAGTTTGAAAAAAGAGTAGCTTGGTGGTTTGGTAAAAAATATGGTGTGATGGTTAATTCAGGATCATCAGCAAACCTACTTGCCTTAAGTTCATTACATTTACCAAAAGGTAAAGAAGTTATTACTCCAGCTTTAACCTTTGCAACAACAGTTGCTCCAATCTATCAGTGTGGATTAATACCTCATTTTGTAGATGTTGAGCACGCTGAATTTATAACTAATCCTGAATTAATAGAAGAAGCAATTAATAAAAATACAGTAGCAATTATGGTACCAAATTTATTAGGTAATATTGCTGATTGGAAAGGTATTTATAAATTAGCTAAAAAACATAAACTAAAAGTTATAGAAGATTGTGCTGACACACTTGGATATAAATATTATGCAAGTAGTAATAAAACAACAGGACAATATAATGATTTAGTTACTACAAGTTTTTATGCATCGCATATTATAACTGCTGCTGGGTTTGGTGGTATGGTTTGCACTAACGATAAAAAACTTTATGATGAATTAAAACTGTTTAGAGGATGGGGTAGATCGTCCGCCTTGTTTAATGAATCAGAAGAAATAGATAAAAGATTTAATGTTAAGGTAGATGGTATAGATTATGATTCTAAATTTATATTTAAAGAAGTAGGCTATAACTTTTTACCATCAGAAATATCAGCAGCTTTTGGTTTAGAACAACTTAAAAAATTAGAAAAATTTACTAAGACAAGACAGCAAAACTTTGAATACCTAGAAGACTTTTTTAGACCTTATGTTGATGTTGCTTGGGTAGATGGTGTTGGTTGTAAGAAAAATGCTGATACACCTATGTTATCTTATCCATTAGTCTTAGGTGGCAAAGCTCCTTTTACTAGAAAACAACTTCAAACACATTTTGAAAAAAATGGTGTACAAGCTAGAACAATATTTACTGGTAATATTTTAAGACAACCTGTTATGCAAAATAAAAAACACAAAGGTTCTGGACACTATCCTGAAGCAGATCATATAATGAAAAATGGTATGCTTATTGGAGCTCACCAAGGTATGACAACAGATGAAGTTAAATACATTACAAAAGTATTTACTGATTTTGTTAAAAAGTATAAAAAATGATAGATCCGTTCTCGGCAGATAAAGTAAAACAGATTATTAACAAAGAAATAGCCAACACCAAGGAACATATTTGCTATGGTGTTGATTCGATAGACAAATTGATGTATGCTAGGGGCAGACTCAGTGCACTAGAAGCACTGCTTCAGGATATTAGAAACCTGCAAAAGGAGGATATAGATGGTACAATTGATAAGTCCTAAAATACCAATCATCGAAAAAAAAGATGAAAAAGGTATAGAGGAAAATTCAAAAATTCCGACAGATCCAAAAGGCATTAAAGAATATCTTGAAATTATACCTGACCCAGTAGGGTACCGAATGTTAGTTAGACCATGGAGTGGTAATAAAAAAACTAAAGGCGGTATTTACTTGTCAGATGAAACCCAAGACAAAATTGCAATGACAACAGTTGTTGGACTTGTAGTTAAAATGGGAGATCTCTGTTATAAAGACAAAAATAAATTTCCTTCAGGGCCGTGGTGCCAAGAAGGTGAGTTTATAATATATGGTCGATATTCAGGATCAAGATTTCAAACTAAATACGGTGAACACCGTATCCTTAATGACGACGAGATAATCGGAAAGATAAAAGCGCCAGAAAATATTCTTCATTTATTTTAAAAGGAGGATAACATGGCAGAAATCCAAGAGGAGAAAAAGAAATCTCCAAACGTCGAACTCGACACTGATGGTATCGAAGAACAAGATATTGAAGTAGTTGAGAAAGAAAAAAAATCCGACAAGTCAGATTTAAATCTCGGCGAAGTCGATTTAGGTTACACTGATCACTCTAAACAAGAGAAGGAAGAAGAACCTAAAAAACCTAGTTACGAAGTTGTAGAGGAACCTGCAGAGGAACCTAAACAACAAGTAAAAAAAGAACCTATAGATAAGCCTCAAGATAAGAAGGATGATCTAACCAATATTTCTGAAAATGTCCAAAAGAGAATGGACAAGATGACAAGAAGGTATAGAGAAGCAGAAAGAAGAGAAAGAGCTGCTTTAGAATATGCTAAAGGTCTTCAGAAAAAATACGATTCTACTATCAAGAAATTTAATTCTACAGATGAGAACTATCTAAAAGAATTAGATGCAAGAGTTGATGCTCAAAGAGAACAAGTAAAAAATGTTCTTAAAGATGCCATCGAAAAGAACGATGTAGATAAGATTATGGAAGCTAACGATAAGTTAACTCAATTAGCTGTAGAAAAAGAAAAAGCTAGATTAGAGTTAGCTCATAGAGCTGAAGTAAAAAAACAAGAAGAAGAACAAGCTAAACAACAAACAAGTAACGTTGATAGTCAAAAACCTCAAGAGGATACTTCATACCAAAATCAACCACAAATTACGCCAAAAGCTAAGAAATGGGCCGAGGATAATAAGTGGTTTGGAGAAGATGAAGTCATGACTAATGCTGCAATTACTATACATAACAACTTGGCCGCAGAGGGTCTTGAAGTAGATAGTGATGAGTATTATAATGAAGTCAATGCAAGATTAAGGAAATATTTTCCTGCTAATTTTGCATCTGAAAACGACGAGCCAAAACAAGAGCAAAAGAAACCCGTCCAAACTGTTGCTTCAGCTGGTCGTAAACAACAAGGACGCCGAACTGTGAGACTCACCAAGTCACAGGTAGCTATCGCTAAAAGATTAGGGGTGCCACTAGAGGAATACGCTAGATTCGTGAAGGAGGATATATAATATGGATACAATAAAAAGAACTTCACGCGAGTCAGAACTTAGAAAGGAGCAAGAAGCTCCTAAAGTTTGGGCTCCACCATCCAGTTTGGATGCACCACCTGCACCGAAAGGTTACGTCCATCGTTGGATAAGAGTAACCGTTCAGGGTTTTGATGATACGTCAAACGTATCTAAAAAGCTTAGGGAAGGTTGGGATTTTGTAAAAGCTGAACAAGTTTCAAGTGAAATTGGTTCAAACAAATATCCTTACTATACCGAAGGCAAATATCAGGGGTTAATCGGGATTGGAGGCCTTGTGTTGGCAAGGATACCGGAAGAGATCTTGAAACAAAGGCACGCTTATTTTAGAGGAATTACTCAAGATAGGATGGAAGCCATTGACAGAGAACTTATGAAGGAACAACACCCGGATATGCCTATCAATATTGATAGACAGTCCAGAGTGACCTTTGGTGGTAGTCGCAAGAAATAATTTTTTTGCAATTGCTACAGGGTCTTATAACAACTGTTAAAAAAATGTTAAAAAAGGAGACATACATAACATGGCAAACGTAAGTGAAAAGTTTGGTCTAAGACCATACAGAAAACTAGACGGTACACCATTAGTTGGCGCTCAAAACAGATATACTGTTAAAGCTGGTTATGCTACTGCAATTTATCAAGGAGATTTGGTTATCCCAACTTCTACTGGTAACATTGAAAGAGCAACTGCAAATAACGGTGCGGCTGTTGTGGGTGTTTTTAACGGAGTGTTCTATAACGATCCAACGACTCAGAAGCCTACATACAAAAATTACTACCCTGGTGGCGTAACACCAACTCAAGGCGATATTACTGCCTTTGTTGTTGACGACCCAGATGCAGTATTTTTAATGGATGCAGACGCTGCGTTTACAAGAGCGGATTTGTATAAAAACTACTCTGTTACAAATACAACAGGTGTAACACAAACGGGTATATCAAAAGTGCAACTAGATGTTGGAGCATCTGGTATTGCGACTACTTTCGCTGTTCAAGCGATCGACATTTCGCAAGATCCAGACAATTCTGACACATCAAGTGCAAATGCGAACATACTCGTAAGAATCAACAATCACTTCTACAGAAGTGGTACAGGCTTAGCATAAGGAGAATAGACTATGGCAATATCACGATCACAACTAGTTAAAGAACTAGAGCCAGGTTTGAATGCTTTATTCGGCCTGGAATATAATAGATATGAAAATCAGCACGCTGAAATTTTCATGTCTGAAACATCTGACAGAGCTTTTGAAGAAGAAGTAATGTTAAGCGGTTTCGCTTCAGCACCAACTAAACAAGAAGGTGCGGGAGTCGTGTTCGATCAAGCAGGTGAAACTTTCACAGCTAGATACTCACACGAAACAATCGCGTTAGCATTTGCTATCACTGAAGAAGCAATCGAAGATAACCTATACGATAGACTTGCTGCTAGATACACTAGAGCATTAGCAAGATCTATGGCTAACACTAAGCAAGTTAAAGCTGCGAACATTCTAAACAATGCGCAAGTTACAACTGCTACAGGTGGTGACGGTGAATCCCTAATCGGAAACGCTCACCCACTTGCAACAGGCGGAACTTTCTCAAACGTTTTAGCAACTGCTGCAGACCTTAACGAAACTTCGTTAGAACAATCATTGATCGACATCGCAGGATTCGTTGATGAAAGAGGTTTAAAAATCGCTGCTCAAGGTATTAAAATGATAATTCCAAAAGAATTACAATTTACTGCTGAGAGATTGATGAAAACACCTCAAAGAGTCGGCACTGCAGATAACGACATCAATGCTATCGTATCTATGGGAATGATCCCTCAAGGTTACAGAGTTAATAACTTTTTAACTGACACAGATTCATTCTTCATTTTAACTGATATCCCTAATGGACTTAAACATTTCGTTAGATCACCAGTTAAAACTGCGATAGAAGGTGACTTCGATACTGGTAACGTTAGATTTAAAGCTAGAGAAAGATACAGCTTCGGTTGGTCTGACCCTAGATGTGTATTTGGTAACGGAAACTTACCAACTTCATAATACTAACTTATAAGTATTAAATTTAAGGGCGGTCTTTATGGCCGCCCTTTTTTTATGTATAATCTAAATACCTAGAAAAATAATTTTGCAAACTGGCTAGGCAGACGGTATAGAGATTGCAAAATATAACCGCTATACAGGAGAAAAATATGGCACAAACAACTTTTAAAGGTCCAGTAACATCCCTTAACGGATTCATAGGTGGACCAAACCCAAATGCATCTGACACACAACAAGGTGGAACAACTCCTTGGAGTTTTTCAAGTACATCTGTAGTGCAAAACGCAACGACAGGTGAAACTTTAAGTGCAGTGGGAAATACGGCTGTAATGATTTATGTATCTAATGGTATCGCAGGATCACCAGGATATGCATTTTCAAATGGAACTACTTGGAAGCGAATGAACGCTCCAACTACTGACATTGCAACATCGTAATAATAAATAGCGTGGCTCTTTCGGGAGCCACAAATTAAGGAGAATATAAAATGGGCTTTAAAGCAGATATACAAGCGACTAGAGCAGTACAAGCTTCAACAGTAGCTGTTGTTGCACAACCTATAAGACTTAAAGGTGTAATTGCTGCAAACTCTAGTGCTAGTTCTGGAATTGTTGTTATGACAACAACTTCTAAAACTGGAGCAAACCTATTTACAGTTGATGTTCCTGCAGGAGATGTAGTTAATTTCTCATTACCTGAAGATGGAATTTTATTTCCACAAGGAATTTTTATTTCAACTATGACTAATGTTGCTGCAGTTACAGTCTTAACTGATAAATACAGTGGACCTGAATTAGTTGGACAGAATGGATAATACTCATGAACGAGTATTATGCTGACATACTAGGTTTTTCTAAAGGAGGCATGCCTCCTAGAAACAAAAAGAATTTCCGTTCCACTAAAAGTGGAGCGGGGATGACTCAAGCTGGGGTAAAGGCTTATAGAAGAATGAACCCTGGTTCTAAGTTAAGTACTGCTGTCACAGAAAAGAATCCTGGAAAGAAAAGAGCAGCGAGACGTAAATCATTTTGTGCTAGAAGTGCAGGACAAATGAAAATGTTTCCAAAAGCTGCGAGAGATCCAAATTCTAGACTAAGACAAGCAAGAAGAAGATGGAAATGTAGATGATAAAATGCGTTTGCGGACATCCGTGTCATTGTAAGGGTAAAGGTAAATACCTTAACTCTGCTACTTGTATTGGTTATGGATGCGATTGCACAAATTGTCTACACGTAACAATTAACGTAGAGGATACTATGAGCTGGGTTAAAAAACAGTGGCAGAAGTTTATAGATTGGGTTTTTAAGGGTTTCTATAAATAGTCATGTCTAAGATAAATGAAGAGACGGCTGTAAAGACCGATCTGAAAACGATCGGGATGATCATTGCTGGTGCAGGTTTTGCAGTATATATGTATATTGGTATGACTAATACCATCAATACACTTGAGACAAGACTTCAGTTAATGGAAGCTGATTTACTTAAAAAAGCTGATCAAGTGCCTGTAGACAAAGAGCAATTTTTTTTACTTGAAGCTCTAGCAGAAGACACTGAAAAACAACAAAAGATATTAGAAGAAAACCTGCATGTAAAAGTTATGCTTATGCAGGCCGAAAAAGAAATTGAGAAACTTAAAAAAGATGTTGAAAAGCTTAAAGACGCAACAAGAGATATTCAATTTAGCAATGGAAATGG